CGCGTTGATGTCGGCGCGCTTGGTCGGGTCGCCCCGTAGTAAAGCGTCGAGGCTGAACTCGACCGTCATCGTGGCGCGCTGGCGCGGCGTCATCACGCGCTTGCGCACCGCCTGCTCGATGTTGATCACCATTGGGCGGATCGCCAGCGTGTAGAAGCCGTCTTTGATCTCGTAGATCCCGGTGCCCCAGGCAGTAACGTTCGAGTGGTGCACCAGGACCGGCGGCGTGTCGAGCCAGCGGCACAGTTCGGCCACGCCGTAGTTGCGCGTCTCCAGTAGCTGCTGCTGCTCCGGCGACATGCTCAGCTGCTCGTACTTCATGTTCGCTTCCAGCACGTACAACCGGGACGTATTGCCCTCGGCCATGCCGGCGAAGTTCGCCGCCACTGCCGCGCGCTGGTCGTCTTTCAGGACCTTGTCGATCATGAGGATGCCGGTAGGCTTGCCGCCGGAGCCGAACACCTTGCTTGCGGCGCCTTGGGCCTTGGCTGCCTCGTCGGTGGTGGCGCGCATGAACTCCAGCTTCGCCAACCCGACCGTGCCGTTCCCGAGGTTCTTCAGGTGGAGCACGTTCTCAGCGGCCAGCACCGCCACATCGTTCGCGAACGAATACAGGTAGACCATCGAGCCGTCGGGTAAAACCTTAGGCTCGACCTGATCGGCCGGCATCGGCCACATGGCCAGGACCTCGCCGGCCTCGTCGCGATCAATGCGCGCGTATGCGTTGCCCCGCAGATCATGGTTCATCATCATGGCGCGCCAGAATTCGAACGGCGTCATTCTGCTGTTGGGGGAGTCATGCAGGATCGAGTACAGACGGGACGAGCGCGCCAGGACCTTCTCCCCATTTTTCTGCTCGTACACAAAGAATGGGAGACTGGCGACGGTCATAGCCCGACGGTCAATACAAGCCCACACGGTGCTGATCTGCAGGGCGCCGTCGACCGTCACGCTGGACGTGTCTGGAATGAGCGGTGTGCCGGGTACCCCGGACTGGGAGCCTGTCGTTTCGGCGATCGCTCCACCGCGCCCCCACCAGCTGCGGAAGGAATTAAAAATTTTCATGCGCTGATCGGGGCCTTGAGGAAGTTATCAATATTTTCTTGCGGTTCGACCGTCTGCATTACGCCGATGGCCATCAGCAGCGCGACCATGTCGTCGATCTTTTCCGGCGCGCGTTTCTTGTCGGGCGCCGTATTCATGTTCGGGTCCGTGCGCGCGACCAGGTTGGATGCGCACCAGTTCAGGACCGGGTCGCTGCCGTGCGCGAGGTTGCCCTCGACGTAGGCCAGCTCGAGCGCCTGCATAGCAGGGTGATAGCTCTTGCCGCCCTGGATGAATTCCTGCAGCGGCACTTCCTCGGCCTGCAGCTTCTGCACCAGCTGCTTCGCATTCCAGGAGTCGTACCCGATCATCTGGATGTTAAAGCGCTCCTTGGCCGCCAGGATGCAGGTCTGCACCGCGTCGTAGTCGGTGACCTCGGCGCCGGCCTCGATCAGGAATCCAGCTTCCACCCATGCCTGGTACGGGACCAGGCCGCGCTCGGTGCGGCCGGCAACCGCAGCCGCCGGCACGAACCGCCAGCCATGCGTGTAGAGCACGCCGTTCACGTTCCAGACCAGCCGGAAAGAGGTCAGGTCGCGCGTGCTGGCCAGGTCCAGGCCGCCCCAGCAGGGAAACTGCCGCAGCCATTCCAGGTCGACGGCGCCCTTGCAGGCCTTCCACTTGACCAGGTTGATCCAGCCGCCCGCCGCCGCGGATGGCCGGTTCAGGCGCTTGATCTTGAATTCGGCGTGGCGCCCGGGCATAGCCTTCGCCTCGACCGCTTCCTTCCGGATTTCCTTCATCAGGAGGGGATTGACCTCCATCAGGGGGTTCGCCTTGATCCACTTCGTTTCGTCGAAGTCGCCGTCGGCCTCAATGCCGGCGGTCTTGTCCTCGTCGTCCAGGGCGAAGTAGACGGCCAGGAAGTGATCCGCTTCGACCACGCCCTGCAGCACCTGCTTGGCGAAGTGCCGGATCTCGCCCCAGGGGCCCGGGTTGGTGTAGCCCTCGGTCGTGGTGTAGACGAACAGCACGTTCTTGCGCGCGCCGGCGGCCGACTTCAGGACGTTCAGCAGGTCGTGATTCTTGTGGGCGTGGATCTCGTCGATCCCGCAGTGCGACGGGTTCAGGCCGTCCTGCGTGCTGGCCTTGGCGTTGATCGGCTTGAAGGTGCCGCCGACCTCGTAGCGCGCGATCGCGTTGGTGAACGGCTCGAGGGTAAATGCCTCGCGCAGGTCCGACACCAGCTCGACCATCCGCTTCGCGACATTGAACACGATGCGGGCCTGGGATCCGGTCGTCGCCGCGCTGATCACCTGCGGCCCGTTCCCAGCCTCGCAGCAGAAGCAGTACAGCAGCACCGCCGAGCACAGGAAAGACTTGGCGTTCTTCCTGGCCACGGCGAACAGCGCGGTGCTGAAGCGGCGCGTGCCGTCGTGGTTGCGGAACCCGAACAGGTTCACGACGAAGAAGATGTGCGACTCGTGCATGACGACGGTCGGCGTGTCCCATTCGCCCTCGACGTGCGGCAGCTTTTCGATGAAGTCGCACGGGTCCCAGGCGTGCCAAGCGTCGAACATGAAGGGTGCGTTCTTCGGCGTCGCCTTCGATGTGCCCTTGGCGTGGTCATACCGCGCGCGCTTCAGGTCGTTCAAGAACCGCTCGGCGGCCAGGCGCACCCACCGCCCGAAGCGCTTGCCCTTCTTGTCGGCCACCGCATCCTTCGCGTAATCGATGGCGACCTGGATGTAATCACGCTGTTCCGGTTCGCTTGCCGTTGTTGCCGAACTTATTTCCTTTCTTTTCCTCGCCGCCATTCATCTTTACCTTCCCCTGTGCCACCGGCGTCAGGCCGAAGTCGTTGATCATGCTCTGCAGCGTGCTGGCCATGCTGGCCGTCGGCGCCTCGCCGGCGGCGTAGAGCTGAACGATCTTCCCGTGCATCGCGCACAGGTGGGCGAGCGCCGACAGGCCTCCCTCGGTTAGCAGCTTGTTCGCGGTCAGGAGCGGCGCGAGCCGGTTCCATTCCTTGACCGCATGCGCGTTCGGCAGCCAGTCGGGAGCCTCGGGCACCTTGTCGATGACGGGCAGCTCCACCACCGACGACGGCGCCGCGCGACACGGCTGCTGGGTGCCGGAGATCGACTTCAGCGTCGCAGCTTTCTTCGGTGGGCCTGGCATGGTGGTGTCCTCAAAAAACGTTTTTCCTATCCTGCACGTGCGAAATAATGAGTACTCGGACGGTCCCCAAGGCACGAGGCCTCAGACTTTTGACCCGCCCCTCCCTTGCATCGGAGAAATATTCTCAGAGCGCCTAATTTTTATGCAACTCGCGCGTGCGGCTACTCGACTGGGAAGCCGTCGACGCCGATGCGCACCGCCTTGTGCTTGACTTTGCCCTGCTCGGCCTCGGTCTTCACCAGGTGGCAGGGGTTGCAGATGGCCTGCAGGTTAGTCTCATCATCGATCTGCGTGGGCGTCCACTTCATCCGATGAGCGTTGGCCTTGCTTACGATGTGGTCGACCTGGGTGGCGACGGTGACGCGGCCCGCGCGCCGACATACCTGGCACAGGCCGCAGTCGCGCTCCATGATCCGCTTGCGCAGCTTCACCCATGCAGCACCGTAACCGCGCTCGTGCCGGCTCTTCGTTCCCCAGACCATCAGCGCTGCGCGCGCTTCTTCTTGCGAACACGTGGCGCTGGCTTGATCGGTGCAAGCGGCACAGGCGGCGCGGCCAGCAACGCCTGCACCAGCTCGAGCACGCTCATGCCTGGCTGGCCGTGTCCATTGGCTCGCAGCAGGCGCTTGGCCTCGGCGCAGTCGGCCAGCAGCTCGCAGTAGTCGGCCAGCACCGTGGGGTGGTTGACCTGGAACACCATGGCCGGGCGATTGGGCACGACGGCGCGCACCAGCTCATCGCGGTACATTTTAGCGAGCGGCGTCATCAGCACACCTCAGGAATAAAAAAGCCGCCTGCGGAGTTATCCACAGGCGGCAAACCAGATCGATGACCTGGAGGAGACATTCATGCCGGTTACAGCGTCCGGCGACGTGGCGCGCCTGGGGTGTGCTCGTCTGCTCTGGCCGATGCCAGCTCAAAGTTATTGCTATGATTACATTCCGCTAATTACCGGAGGAATGTATGGCAAATATTGTTTCAGCAGCGCTCAACCGAAACCAAGCAAGTGGTAGTGCAAAGACCATTTGGTCGATTACGTTCGTAAACGAGAAAGAGCGAAGCGGTACCATCGAGCCGCTTGGCGATGGCCTCTATATCTTGCATCGTGCAGGTACGCCTTATTACTTTGCGGCCGACAAGGTGGTCTACATGTACCCGAACCCTGATTGAGGAGCGATCGCATAAAAGCAAAAAAGCCCGCTGAAGTAGCGGGCTTTTCTTTTCCCCGGACGTGCGAAATCGCCCAGTGCCGCCACTCTACAAAAAATACATCCGAGTTGCAACGTGTTTTTTCAGCTTCTCTTCCAGCTCGCTGCGCGCGGCCTCAAGTGTCGCGCTGTAGTCGGCATTCGGGAACCGCCAGCCCTTCGAAATGCGTTGGCTCTTGCAGATGGCCCAGCGATGCAACGCTGACAGGCTATCGATCATCACGCTGACTGCTTCGCCAGTCTTGAGGTCGGCGGCGCGCTGACTATCGTGCACGTTTCGATCGGGTTCCACATCGCTGGCCAGCTTCATTCCACCGGCACCGAGGTCACGGTCGTCCGCGCGCATATAGTCGACCCAGCACGCCATCAGCAGGACATACGGGTCAGGCTTATTGAATGCAGGTTTTGTCACCTCCTCGCGGCGAACACGACGCAGGGTAGGTGCAGCAAGGGTGCCAAGCGTCGCGGTGAAGGACATGACGTTCTCCTGTTGAGTAAGCTGCCATGTTAATCAATGCCACTCAGAAATTTCTGGCAGTCATTGAACTATTTCTGCATTCTCGGTGTTACTGTCGCGCGCGCGACGCTGCACAGCGACATATTGCCGCCGCGCCGCCAGCTGCGGCCAGTCGAGCCGGAACGATACGCAGGTGCGGCCGTCCCAGTCCACGTGCACGAGCGCCTTCCATTGCTCGGCCTTCTGGCACTGGCCACGGCCGTGCGCCGCCTGCTCCGGCTCCGCCAACTTGACTGAGTACTCGTCGCAAAGCGCGCAGATGTCGTCGCCCCCCCGGCCGCGGATCATGCCGGCACCGGGTGCGCGCGCGACGCCTTCACGTGGTGGTGCTGGCCGGCGCCGGCTTCGGAATATGGCAGCCAGGTCGACACTGGTGCGCCGTTGCGCATGACCGTCTTCCCGCTGTCGTCCTTCTTCACGCCGCGCACCATAACTCGGGTCAGCCTCACCTCGGCCGGGCTCACCGCCATCCAGTCGTGGCAGAACTGTGGCGCATCGAACTCGGGCGAGATTCGCACCACCTTGTCCGACGCCTCGAATAGCCGGTCAGCCTCTTCCATCACGCGCCCCCCCCCACTCGACGGCGGACAGCTCCCGCTTCAAATCCGCACAGTAGGTCGGAACGCTCTTTTCGGCCAGCTTTCTGCAAACCTGCCGGCTCACCCCAAATACGCAAAAAGCTCCCATCTTCATGCTCCCTTGTTGTTGTAATCGACCTGGTCGCGCGGCGCGCTGCCAGAGTCTCGAGCCGCTTCGAAGTCCCGAAAATAACGACGCCGCCTCGAGTCGGCCCGCCACGCCATCAGGCCGATAAGTGCAACCGTCACCACATATGCCAATGCCCAGCCCATGTCTTCCCCTTCGTGTGCCGCGCAGATCGGCGCGCGGTTCGCCGTTCGCCGGGCGGGTGCCCAGCCAAATTACCGATGACTGTAGATAATCCGGAGTGCCTTTACCTAAAGGCTTTCCTCTACTTCGCGCGCCACTTTCGCGCCACCGAATCCCGCTTTTTCGGCAATCACGTTCTGCGCGTGCGCCGCCCGGCCGAGGTTCTTCTCCAGGTAGCCCATCGTGGTCGCGTGATTCTTGTGGCGCATGACCTGCTGGATGGTCTGGATCGGCACGCCCGCCTCGGAGAGCAGCGTGGCGAAGGTCCCGCGCAGGCGGTGCGGCGTGATGCCCTTGATCTTGCAGGCGGTGTTTGCCCTGCGCATGGCCTGGCGCGCGAACCCGGCGGCGAAGGCCTGACCGTTCGGCTTGGTGACGATCAGCCCCTCCACCTGGCGCCCGGGCTGCAGGTGCTCGCGCAGCCAGTCAGGCATCGGTACCGGCTCGGCCTCCCTGCCCTTCGTGATCCCGGGCGTGTACGTCGATCGCTCCCAGTCGATCCATTCCCAGCGCGCCGAAGCCGACTCGCCCTCGCGCAGGCCCAGGCCGAACATCAGGCGCACCGCCGTGCCAACGCCGGGCGATCGCACGGTCACCTCGTCGACCGCGTCGAACCAAGTCCGGGCGACGTCGATCGGCAGGAACGAGCGCGGCCGCTTCTGTACCTTCAGCATCTGCACGCGCCAGGGCGATGCCGGCAGCGTGCCGCGCTTGACCGCCCACAGAGTGAGCAGCTTCAGGATCCGCAGCCAGTGGTTCGCACTGGCCGGCTTGTGCGTCACCAGGTGCTCGATGCGTGCCAGCTCGACATCCTGCGTGGTGATGTCGCCGATCGGCTTAGAGCCCAGGGTGTACATGTGCAGCCGGCGGAAGGTCTCGACGCTGCGGATGTGCGCCGCGCTGGCCACCGGCCTGTGGACAACTACCCAGGCGCCGGCCAGTTCGTCAAGCGTCGGTACCGGCTGGCCGCCGTTGGCACGCACCACCGCCGCATCGTGCTCACGCCGGGCCAGCTGCTCGGCGGCCGACTTGCTGGCCAAGCCGGTGCTGCGCTGCACGCGCGTGCCGGCCACCTGAAAGCGGAAATGCCAGATCTTGCCTTTCTTGAAGACGGTCGCGCTCATAGGTGCTTCGCCAGTCCTTTGCCGGCGCTCCGGACAGGCGCCTTCGACGGTATCCAGCCGCGCGCCAAGCTCTCGAACTTGGTGTATTCGCCAAGATAGGTCAGGGCAACGGTGCCCGGCGCGCCCTGGCGCAGCTTGGGAATGCCGATCTCGCAAATCCCAATGTCAGGCGTGTCGGGATGGTAGACCTCGTCGCGGTAGGGGAAAATCAGCGTGTCGGCATCCTGCTCGATGGCACCCGAGTCGCGCAGGTCGGAGGGCAGCGGTCGCTTGTTCGGCCGTTCCTCGACCTTTCGGTTCAGCTGCGAGAGCAGGACGACGCCGATGTCCAGCTCCTTGGCCAGCGTCTTGAGGCCGCGTGTGATCGCCTCGATCTGGGCATTGCGGTTGTCGCCATCGCCTTCCATCAGCTGCAGGTAGTCGATGAAAAGCATATCCAAGCCGTGCCGGCGCTTCACACCCTTGGCCTTCATGCGTACGTCCATCAACCGCAATCCGCCCTGGTCGTCCAGAAACAGGCTCAGTTCCTGGAGCTTGGAGGCAGCGTACGGCAGGCGCGCCCATTCCTCGTTCGTCATTTCGGACGGCAGCAGGATGTGCGGCAACGGGATGCGCGCAATCGCGGCCAGATTGCGGTCGTGGAGCTGGACGCGGGGCATTTCCATGGACAGGAACAGCGCCGAGTGATCGCGCGCCATGTTGGCCGCGATGTTCATCGCCAACGCCGTCTTGCCCATCGCTGGACGGCCAGCGATAACGACCAGCTCCCCGCGCCGGATGCCGCCGTTCATCTTGCGGTCGATATCCTCGAAGCCGGTCGGAATGGCGCGCGTGCCCCCTTCCAGCCGCTTCTCAATTTCCACGATGTGGCCCAGCATGTCGTCGGAGACGCGCACCGGCTCGATTTTGCTGCGCGCCAGGGCCAGCTTTTCCAGCGCCGACGACGCCTGGTCGACTATGGCGGCCGCATCCTCTGGCGAATTGACGGCGGCGTCGACGACATCGCGGCCGAACTGGATCAGCCCGCGCTTGACCGCCTTGTCGCGCACGATCGCCGCGTACCGGCTAACGTGCGCCGACGACGGCGTGTTCTGCGCCATCGAGTTCAGGTACTTCATGCAGTCGGCCACCTTGCCGCTCAGGGCGGCGCCGAGCGAGACGACGTCGCAGCTGCGGCCGGCGGCCAGGTGGCGCATCAGCTCGCGGTAGATCGTGGCGTGGTCGCCCAGAAAGAAATGCTCGGCGCGCAGGTCGCCAATGCGGTCGACCGCATCGTTATCGCGCAGCAGCGCGCCTATGACGCTTTGTTCGGCCTCGATGCTATGCGGCGGTGTCTTGATGTCGTTGCTCATGCTGCCTCTTTCGATTCGTGGATTTTCTGGGCCTGCTTGCCCAGCGTGGTCAGGAAATACGCCCCGTTTCCGTCGATCGCCCAGAGCTTCAGGTAGTTGCCCTCCACGTACTTGCGAAATGCCTTGCGCCAGTCCGTGTAGCGCTTCGCGTCGCCGGTCCCTCCTGGCATGAAGCGTCGGCAAAACTCAACCCAGGTCAGCGCAATGAAGTCTTGCGGCATGCCGGCTTCCTCTGCCCAGCGCCACAACGGCGCGTAGTCGCGCAGTGGCCGCTCCCCTTTTGCGGTACAGGTGTCCAGGAAGGTCTTCAGGGCGATAGCCCCGGGTTTTCTTCCAGGCGGCACGGAGCCCCCGTCAGGGGGTTTGGGGGAAGTTATTTGGTTATTGGTTATTGGTTCTTGGTTAGTTTGTGATTCGGCAGCAAGCGGGATGCCGCCTGCTTGCGGATCGGAACCGGATGGAAACCCACCGGGTTTCTCTTGGGTTTCTTTCGCTTTCCTCGGGCGGCCGCCTTTCTTGCCGTTGGTTTTCGCGGTCTCCGCTTTGACGTGATAGTCGGCGATGACTTGGTCGCAGATTCCATGCCGGTATCCGTCGTCGGTTTTGACGAACTTGAAGCGCAGCAGCCGCTCGACGATCCGGCGCTCTTCGTCGCTCTCGGCGCCGGCCTGGTCGCACAGCAAATCGAGGTCGAGCGGCAGCGGCTGCTCGGTGTCGTAGTAGATGTCGAGCAGGTCGCGATAAATCCATCGCGCCTGCCGGCTCATGTTCACGGTGCCGGACCGGAAGTCGCCGATGTGGAAGGGGTAGTAATTCATGCGCGCGCCGATCCGAATAGCGCCGCCACCAGCGGATCGCGACGGTTTATGGCCGGAAACGTGCGCACGGTCGACTGGAACGGTATGGTGCCCTGCTGTTCACGACTGAGGCCGTTCTGCACCAGCGTCCCGTCCAGCAGCGTCGGCGCGTCGATGGCCGCGCCGAAGTACCAGAGGTAAAGCACGCCTGACCAGCTCTTGAGCACCACCCGGCGGCGGTGCGCGCGCTGCTCGATCTCCAGGTCCTCGAGGCGCGTGCGCACCGCCACCACCGAGTAGCCAAGCGCGCGCGCAATCTCGCCGATCGCACGGGGCCCGGCTTTCAAGATTTCCTCAATGGCCTCGGGCAGATCCTCGATGGGCACTTTGCGGTCTTGGGCCCTCATGTGCTGGCCGTCCCGCTGGAGGTGCCGGGTGCGGTGCGGCGGGCGATCTCGCATTGCAGGTCGCGCTTCGCGCTGGCAGCGGAGTCCTGGGCGTCCTGCAGCTCCCGGCAGGCGTGCTGAAGGTCATCGACGGTGGCGTGCGGCCCGATGGCCAGCAGCGAGGTCGTGGCCTCGGCCGACTCCTTCACCAGGCTGCGCAGGTGCGGCGTCACGTCCAGTGTCGGGCGCGGCTCGACCTCGATCAGGCGCAGCTCGACGCCGCGGCGCGCCAGGCGCATGTTTTCGAACTTCATGTAGATGTCGTTCGGCATGGCCTCCTCGATCGAGACCTCGAAGTTTGCCGGCAGCAGGTTCCTGTCTTTCGTGACGTCGTCGAGCCAGCGGAAGATGCGCTCGGCGTTCACTTTCTGGCGCTCGTATGCGTCCGTGGTCGGCGGCTCGAAGCGAATGCCGGTCGTGGCCGGGCCATCGATGCGCTCGTGGGCCTCGACGATCATCTGGCAGACCGTCTCCCGGCTCCAGCCTTCCCGCTTGCGCCATTCCTCGACGCACTCGCGGTACATGGCAATTCGGGTCTTGTGTGGATTGCTCCGCATGCTATTTCCTTAACACACTGTTACTGTGGCAACACTGGAACTGTGGAGCCGAAGATGAGAATTAAGTCGCCTGTGATCAACTGCCTTGCGGCAACTTTTTTGACGCAGAAAAGCTGCTCTGGCGCTACGGCTGCGCTTCCAGTGGCGCGACGTCTTGCTTGCGCACGGGCAGAGGGAATACGTCTGGGTGATCGAGGCGGACTTGTGCTGGAATACCGCGTTCCTTCCAGTTTTGAACGCGCTGGACGGTGTAGCCCAGGCGGGCTGCCACCTTGGCAGGACCACCCAGGCTCTCGATGAGTTCTTTGTCTGTGGGCATTTCGTTCCATCCTCGGATTAGATACGGGTATTAAACACCATGTTTAATAACAATGTCAACGCTGTGTGTAACACATCCTGTTTAGTTCCCTCGATAATTGCGCGCATGCATAAACAAATGGAACGGCTGTATCAAGCGGCCAGAGAGCTCAAGGGCATCAAGAGCCAAGCCGAGCTCGCGCGGGCGCTGAATCAGTCGTCTCAAACGGTGAAGAATTGGGAAAGCCGCGGCATGTCGAAGGCCGGATTGGTCAAGGCCCAGGCGGATATCGGTTGCTCGGCGACGTGGCTGGAAACCGGCCTTGGTTCGATGACACTTGGGCTCAGATCCTTGGTTGACGCACCAATGGAGAGCTACAACGCGCGTTACGAAAATTCGCCTTTTGTCGAAGCATCGGGGAATCTGGATGAGGCCAGGCCGGTTCGTGAGGGAGAAGGCTCCAATAGCGTCTCCGTTCCGCGGGTGAAGCTGCGCCTGCGCGCCGGCGTCGCCAGTTTCGACACCGAGCCCGACATGAATGGGGATGGCCACGAGCAGATCCCGAGCGCCGTGCTGATCTCACTGCGCCTGCAGCCGAAGAATCTGCTGGCCCTGCGCGTGCGCGGCACGAGTATGGAACCGATGATGTTCGAGGACGATGTTGTGATCATCGACACGTCGGATACGAAGCCGATCAGCCGCGAGCTTTACGCCCTCAACTTCGATGGTGAGGCCTGCGTGAAGCAGCTGCTGCATCGCGGCGGCCAGTGGTATCTACATTCGATCAATCCAGACCACGCACCAGTGAATGTGAAGAGCGGACAGTGCAGCCTCGTCGGCCGCGTCGTGTATCAGCCTGGGCGCGTCGTAACAGGACGGTTATGAAATATTTACTTCTCGCCTTACTACTTTGCGCCAGCGCTGTTCATGCGGCTCCAAAAGATGGGCCGCTTATTGCGAAAGGCAAGGCGGCAGCCGCTTATAACCTGAAAGACCCTGACTCCGCCAAGTTTCGAAATGTGGTCGCGATCCGGGGAGTGGTGTGCGGCGAGATCAATGCCAAGAACAGCATGGGTGGCTACGTCGGTTTTAGGCGATTTATATCGCTGGATGGAGAGGCAGTTTTCGATAATGACAGTTTTAAGTTTGAAGAAACTTGGGGCGGAGCATGCATCAAAAATCCAAAGCCAGACCCGTCCCCTACCTCGTGGGGCGACAAAAGGTTAGCCGAGTAGAAGGCGCAACGGCACGCCTGGATGCCGAGAATTGTTGAGGAAAGGGTATAGAATCATGTTCAATCAAGCGACTCGGCCTTATGAACGGCCACCACAGCCCCAGCCGCGCGAGGAGCGGAACCACGTTCCGAGGCCAGCTGAGCATCGGCCGCCGCCACCGCCACCTGACCGAAAATAACTATGTCCGATCTCGAATATCTCTGGAACAAACGGTGCGATGTGCAGCTGCGAGCGCTGTTGAACCGCATGTATTACCAAGAACGACAGAGAATTTTCGAGTGGCGGGAAGGGATCGTTAAAGTGATTTCGATCCTGCTCGGCTCAGTAGCATTCGGAAAGATTTCAGACCCCGCCATTGTCCAATGGTGCGCGGCAATAATCACAGCAAGCAGTGCAGCATCCCTGGTGTTCGGCTTCGGGACCAAGGCCCGTGACAGCTCGAAGAGAAATGCCGAGTGGGCCCTGCTTGAGAAGGAAATCGAGGCACGAGGAGAACGTTCGTTCGATGATTCTGACATCGCGAAATGGAGCGCACGCTGCAATGAGCTGGAAGCAGGCGAACCGGCAGCGCATCCGGCGCTTCTCGAAGAGTGTTACCAGCGAGCATGTAAGGCTCTCGGCAGCACGCCCAAGCAACCTGGCGCTAAACACCGATGGGTGCCCCTGCGAATAATTCATTAGCCACACACGCGGCACCAACCCCAACGCCCCGCCAATCGGGGCTTTTTTTCGTCCAGACCAACCGCGCGTCAAGCGAAGTCTACATCAATCCTGATCTTTATTAAACAAGGTGTTGACTCGCAATATAAACATAGTGTTTAATATCTCCAACGAAACGAGCTCAGCGCCCGCCGAGCAACGACCTGGAGATCTGAATGAAGCCCTTCATCATCACCGTGCGCACTGCCACGATCTGCATCACCTTTAGCGCCCTCGCCGTGTCCAGTACCGCCGCAGCGGTTCTGACTGCCCAAGTACTGGGTGACCAGGCCTACGGCATCACCGTCGTGGCCGGCGTGCGCTGAAATGGTTCGCGTCGAACCCACCCGCGCCGCGCTCGAGGTCGCCCACCGCATGCTGCGCGTAAAGACCTCCCTCGACGACATGCTCAAGAACCCGACCTTCCGCGTCATCCTCGGTTCGGTGGCGCGCAAGCAGATGCGCCGCGGCCCCCAGGTCGACGTGAAAAAGCTCCAGGCCAACGACCACGATTAACGAACGCCCACCCGGGCACCAACCACGAGGACCACCTATGTTTACTACCCTGCATGAGCTCGCGCAACGGGCGACGCTGATGATCACCATCGCCCCCGAAGGCGCCGACCAGCTGCGCGTCAACGTGACGCCGGTACCGGCCGACAGCAAGGCAAAGGCCAGCCTGCCCATGCCGCTGTCGCTCGTCGCCACCCCGGCTGAGTTCGACGCCGACTTCCCCGCCGCGCTGGCCACCTGGCACGCGCCAAAGCGCTCGCTCGTCGAGCAGGCCCAGGCAGCAACCGGCGGCGCGCCCGCCGCTGCCCCAGCACTGCCGGCGCCGAAGGAAGGCGGCAAGAATGACAAATCCAGCAAGAAGGGGCGCGGCAAGGCCGACGGCGAGCAGAAGCCCGGCGCGCTGCCCGTAGCCGGCGACGCAACTTCTGAAGCGGCGGGCGAAGAGGAACGCCCTGGCCGCCCCGCAGGCGCAGGCGACGCAGAGCCGGGCGACAACCCCGGCCCGGCGCCCGCCGACCACGAGCCGACTGCGGCCGACCTCACCCTTGACCTCTTCTAATAGGAGCGCTCATGGACATCCAGACCCTCACCCGCGAATTCCGCTACAACAGCGTCGTGCTGGCGGACCCGAACCCGACGCTCACGCTGCAGCAGGTGCGCGACTTCTTCGCCAACGTCTATCCGGAGATCACCAGCGCCGATATCGAAGGGCCTGTGCAGGCCGGCGCCAAAGAGGTGTACACCTTCCGCCGCGCCGTCGGCACGAAGGGCGCGAGCCTGACGCGCGAGGTCGCGCTGCAGCGCCTGCGCGCCGACGGCCGACTGCTCCTGACGCAGCAGGCGGCGAATATTATTTCGGCTGAACTGGCGCGCGCACCGCTGGGGCAACAATTGAAGACCCTGATCATTCAGCACCGGCACGCCGGCGCGCCGCGCAGCCTGGCACCAACCAGCAATCACGCGGTGTTGCCGTGAGCGCCATGCTGCCCGCGTCCGTCCTGGCCCTGCCGCAGCTCGCCGCCGGGATCCCGATGTGCTACACGATATTGGGTGACGGCGCCCTGGCGGTGCCGTTGACGATTGCACTGCTCGAGACAGGCGTGATCAGTGCCCCCATGCTGCGCGCACCCGGCAATGCCCTGGACGAGCGACAGCTGTCGGCGCGGGCTCTGTCGCACTGGTGGACACGTCTGATCCGCGCCAAGCCGTGCAAGTTCTTCCGCTGGAGCCTGCACGTTCAGCAGCTGGAGGACACCGGCCATGGACATGACAAGGCGACGACCGCCTGGTTCTGTCTCACCCGGATCGAAGGAAATATCCCACGCTTCGCCCTCGCGCCCGGGATCGAGCGCCTGGAAAAGACGCGGAAAGGATTTGGGCAAACCGTGCTTGCCGTGCTCCGTGACGCTACGCTGCTGCTCCCCGATCCATTCACGCCGTGGCAGGCACTGGGGCTGGCCGAGTACCTGTTCTGGGATCACACCAAGGACGACATCGAGCTGCTCGAGCACCGTCGCGAAATGGGGGGCTTCGAGACCGTGCAGGCACTGATCGAAAGCGGTGAGCCTCTGGTGACCCGGGCGATCTTCTTCGCAGACATGCCTGAATGGGTATGCAAGCCCGAGCGGGTCTTATCGCGCGATGCGATTGAAGCAGCGGGAACAGATGAATTCGCCCGACGTGTGACTGCACTTTGCGATGACCTGCATGCCCTGGTCAACCGCCCGGACTTCATCTTGCGGTCGACTGACAAGGGGGCATACCGCTGTGGCCTGGACACGGTCGACGGCTCGATGGTCCTGCTCTGGAAGCAATTCGACGTCGTTGGCCAGGTGATCGACGACTACCTCAATGACCTCGGCGAAGGCGGCGATTACTGCGAATTCATCGACGCCAACCCGGTACCGATGACGGCCGCCGGCATCCGCGAATTCCAGATCAAAACCGAACAGATGATCGATGTCGCGGTCTTGACCGAGAAGCTGGTCCTGCTGCTGGGAGAGAAACTGTGAACTTGCACGAAGTGAAAATCATCGCCGCCGGCGAGACCGTGCTGAACCTGGTCGGCGCCGTGCTGATGTACCAGTCCGACCGCGGCGACGTCTACGCCACCTCGCACCCGGTCGTACCGGACGCCCAGCACCCGGGCCGCAAAGTGATCGGCGCCGGCGTGCCGCTGTCTAAAGGCAGCCTGGCCAAGTTCGCGGACGCGGTCGGCGCGGCCACGGCCTTCGCAGGATTCCTGCCGGAGAACCTGCTGTTCAGCTCGCCGAACCTGATCGCCTGGTGGACGCCGGCGCAGGAGCGCATGACCTGGTTCAAGCCCGCCGGCAGCGGCAAGCTCGACGGCGCCAGCCCGGCCGCGCATCCCGCGCTGGTGTTCGTGGCGACGCCTGGCGACTGGTTTGTGTTCGCGCTGGCCGCGAGCGCCCGCCCGACGCCGTCAACGCCGCTGTACCACTCGCCGCACTTCAACGTGTGGGACGGCGGCCGCATCTGCACCGGCAACGTCGAGCTGCCGGCGACCTTCGGCGCCGAAGTTATCCACAGCTACGAGAGCGCGTTTTTCCGCAGTCACTTCACTCACCCGAACCGCACCACCGCGGTCAAGCACAAGGGCGGCATGGAGCAGCTGTGGCGCGAGCAGCTGGCTGCACCCGACCCGGAGGCGATGAACCGCGCGCTGGTCCGGTCGAAAGAAACCCTGCAGGAGGCGATCGCCCGTATCGCCGCCCGCACCACCAACTAAATAAAAGAGGATCACATGGACAAGCAAGAAATCACCGGCAAATTCGACGAACTGCTCGACATCACCCGCGGTTCGTTCGCCACCTTCCTTGAAACTGCCGAAGCGGTGCTGCGCGAGAAGCGTCCGCTGCCGCTGGCGGTCGATGAGGTCGCCGCGCCTCCCGAGCTGCTGCAGATGGACATGGCCCTGCTGGCCGCCGCGCCGGTCGCCGCCGTGCCGCGCCACGCGCCCTTCCACTCGCTGCAGGACAACGGCCACCGCTTCCTGCTCGCCGAGGATGGCCTGTACCTGGAGGTGCGCCGCCCGTGGCTGCATTACATCCACCAGCTGGCGAAGCAAACCGCGGTCGCCATTCCGTACGGCGCCATCGCCGGCAAGTGCGAACTGGACTTCGGCTCGATCGGCAGCGCGCTGGTGCAGATGAAGGAGTTCGCGGCCAAGGCCAAGGCGGATGCGCCGCTCGAGGCGGCGGCCAGCCTGCTGTGGGACCACAGGAAGAAGTCCTGGCGGATCGATTATCCGGAGATCATCGGCGAGGCGACCGCCAGCCACATCCAGTATCGCCACGGTGAGCCCGGGCCCGACGAGAGCTTGGCGATCGATCTGCACAGCCACGGCCACCTCGCCGCGTTCTTCAGCGGGACCGACGACGAGGACGACCGCGGCGCCGTGAAAATTTCGGCGGTGTTCGGCAACCTCGACACGGACTCGCCGACGGTGGCGTTCCGCCTGTGCGTGCTTGGTCTGTACATCCCGATCCCGGTACCGGCCTCGAAGATCTTCGGGTAACAGCATGCCGCACATCACACCATCCCACATGCTGAGCCACCCGGTGCGCATCGCCCTGATCGGCTGCGGCGGCAACGGTTCGCAGATGCTCACCGGCCTGGCCAGGCTGAACCACGCCCTCACGGCGCTTGGCCACCCGGGCCTGCTGGTCAAGGTCTACGACCCGGACACCGTCAGCGAAGCTAACATGGGCCGCCAGCTGTTCGGCGCCTTCGATGTCGGCGCCAGCAAGTCGATCGTGCTGGTCCAACGGATCAATGCGTTCTTCGGGCTGAACTGGGAGGCGGTGTACGGCCGCTTCGACGACGACTATCGGAACCAGTTCACCATGGCTATTGCCTGCGTCGACAGCGCCCGGGCTCGACACGAGATTCACCACAAGCTGCGGCGCTCGAGCGTGCACTACCTGATGGACCTGGGGAACCGCGCGGCCGACGGCCAGGTGCTGCTCGGCGAGCTGACCGACCAGCCGCGCCTGGCCGTGGCCGGCAACGTGAAGCTGCCCAGCCCCTACGACGTGCTGCCGGAACTGGTCGACTTGCAGGCGAAGGAAGACGACACGCCCAGCTGCGGCCTGGCCGAAGCGCTCGAACGGCAAGAGCTGTTCGTCAATCAGTCGATCGTGACGCCGGCGCTGTCGATCCTGTGGGAGTTCTTCCGCCACGGGAAGCTGACCTGGCACGGCGCCTTCGTGAACCTGCGCACCGGGAGCATGCGGCCGCTGAACGTACGCGAGCCGGCCACGGCTCCGGCGGAAGCCGTGGCCGCATGAAGACGACGTTCGAACTGGCGCGCGCACTCTATGGCAGCGACGAGCAGATGGCGCGCGAGCTGTTCGAGCAGCTGGTCATCGCTCGCCTCGACCTGCAGCTGCAAAGCGCGCTTCGGCGGCGCGCCGAAGATGCCTTGCAGTCGCGACAGCAATTTATTAGACGAAAAAATAGGGGAAGTGACAAATGAACCAGACGAGTGAAAATACCGGCGGCGATGCAGGTCGAGCGATAAAGACCTGGCGCGAACGCATTGGCGCCGGCCCGGACTTCCCGCTGCACGCGCCCAACGACGTCGAGCGCGCAATGGAAGCGGAAATAACCGAACTGCGCGCCCAGCTTGGCGGTGCCGCGTGATTCCGGCCTACCCGCTGCAATGGCCTGCTGGCTGGCCGCGTACGCCGGCCGGCACCGCCAAGCCAGGCCGATTCGCCATGAAGAACTCCGGAAAGTCATTCCTGTCGATGACCGACATCACGATCGCCGAGGCGACACGGCGCGTGCTGAGCGAGCTGGACCGCATGGGCATCGACCGTCAGGACGTCGTGATCTCGACCAACCTGGCGCTGCGGCTGGATGGACTGCCGCGGTCCGGCCAGTCGGCGCCACGTGACGCCGGCGCCGCCGTCTACGGGGAGACCTCAAAGGGTGAGCGCCGCGTCATGGCCATTGACCAGTACTTGAAGGTCGAGGAGAACTTGGCTGCGATCGCCGCGACACTGGACGCCATGCGCGCGATCGAACGGCACGGCGGGGCGCAGATCCTGGACCGGGCGTTTACTGGCTTTACGGCCCTGCCGGCGCCAAGCCAGGGGCGCAAGTGGCGCGACGTATTGGAGGTTCCGGTGGGGTGGAATGTGAGCCTGGAAGACGTGAAAGATCGCTGTCGTCGATTGGCACGGGAACGCCACCCGGATCGCGCCAATGGCAGCAACGCGGCGATGTCTGAGCTGAACGTGGCGCTGGCCGAGGCCGAAAAAGAACTTGGATTGAAGTAGGAGGCATCGAAGATGAATGCAGCAAACGCATACCTGAGCGCCAACGAGCTGGCCGAGCTGGTCGACTGCAAGCCGAACCAGCGCTGCCGGATGGTAGCCTGGCTGACCTCGAACCGCTGGCGATTCGAAGTCGGCTCGAGCGGGCTGCCGCGCGTGGCGCGGGCTTATCACGATAAGAAGATGGGAATTTCCGAAGAGACGACGCGATCGAAATATGCCGAAACACCAAACCTCACCGCGTTCCAGCATTAAAGAGCGCACCGGGATCGACCGCCTGTACAAAAGGGTCGGCAAACGCAAGGTCTCCTGGTACTACCAGCACCCGGACAATACCAGCGAGACCCTGGCCACCGCCGACCTGGGCGATAGGAAGGCGATCGCCGACGCCGAGCGCAGCGCAAAGCGCAAGGCGCTCGACATCCAGCAGGGCGTGGTGGTGGCCGGGTCGGTGGCCGAGATGATCGAACGGTTCCGCGACGAGGTGGCGCCCACGCACTACAGGGACCAGTCGAAGGATGGCCTCGCCGTGCGTGCTGGCACCTACGCCAACCTGACGAAGTTCTTCGGCGCCATGCGGCCGATGGCGCTGAAGACGCTGCACGGGTACCAATTCCTGGAAGCGCGCGCGAAAGCCGGCGCGCCGGCGAAGGCGAACAAGGAATTGTCGCTGATGTCGACCATCTGCCATTACGCGGTGCGCTGGGGCCTGATCGAGGCGAACCCGTTCACGGACATGATGCAGAACCGGACCGAAAAGAAGGTGCGGACGATTTACCGAGGCCAGATCGTGCGCTTCTACCTGTGGTCGTGCCGGCAGTCGCCCGGCTACCAGGTGATGGGATGCGCCGGCATGTTCACCTACCTGACCGGCTTCCGGGCGGCGGAGGTGCGGCCCTTCCACATCGCAGGCCTGGGAAAGGACGGCGTGCGTGTGGTCAGCGCAAAAAGGAAGATGGGCGAAGACGAGGTGACGAAGCTGCGCGACTGGTCGCCGCGGCTGCGCACGGTGGTGGCCAGGGCAAAAGAGGCGCATACGGCGAGCAGGATGTACCTGTTCGCGAATGCAAAAGGACAGCCCTATACGAAGAGCGGATGGGGGTCGCTATGGGCGGACGCGATGTTCGACTGGATCGCATCGTTCGACAGGGAGGTGGCGGCCGCACTTGCGGCGAAGCGGGAATGGGAAGGCCGGTACCGCGCAGCGCGCAAGTCCGGCGCGGCGATGGAGCCGTACGAGGGGTACAAGATCACTGAGCACCCGGAGTACTTTTCCCTGTCCGATGTCCGGCCAGCCGCGATCACGACGAAGCTGCGGAACCGAAACGAGGACGCCTACGACTTCGCCGCGCACGCGAATCCGGCGACCACGCACCGGCACTACGACCGGCGCACGGAGCGGCGCGCGAAGGCGACCGAATGACGTGTTATCCTGTTCTCCACGGCCCGAAAATTTTCCAACGGGTCTCTTGAAACCCGCATGGTTGCGTGAGGTTTTTCGGGAAGGCGTTGGAAAGTCGAAATCGTAAGCTATTGAAGAAAAAGGGGAAATCGCGGTTTGACGGCTGGATTGTGATTCCTGTTGTCGTGGGTTCGAGCCCCATCAGCCACCCCAAGAATTCAGCAGTAAAAGAAAGGGTTACATGCTTCGGCGTGTAACCCTTTTTTATTGTCGACGAAGTTTTTCATCGGGA